TTTTATTTAAGTACTGTTTTAGTTTTGTAATATTGGTTTGCTTTGGTTTGTATTTCATAGCACCCATCCATTAAAGTTAGCATCGTGTGAAGGATAGATGTCATCATTTGAGTTAGATGTGTACTCAGGAAACTTGCTTAAATTAAATGTCATATAATCTATGAATCTTCTTGTGTAGTATTCTGCTATGTCTAACTCTTTTTGTACCAAGTAATCTACCTCCTCTTTAGAAACTGTTTCTGCTGTTTCACTTGTGTGCTTATAGATACCTCCATTTTTTATTGAATAAGCTGCAAATGGCAAGTAGTCCACCATAGCATAGTGTATCAGCATAGGCTGTACATAAGTGTTTACTAGTGTTAGATAGTCTCCTGTTAAGTTACTAGCTAGAATGTCATTGCTAATCTTGTTGTATAAATCTGATCCTAGATAGTTTCTGACGTGAATCTCTTGTGCAATCTTGATAAACTGAATAAACTTATCAGTATCTACGTTGCCATCTAAGATGCTGTTTCTAACTAAATCTGTTCTTGTTATAAATAGTGCTGTTGCCATTAGTCAAATGCTTTATCCTGTTTAGTTTTCCAGTTTTTAGGCTTTAAAAACCCTCTGTTCTCTTGATCTCTTGTTCTTTTAGCAACCTTAGCGTCATTTTTTTCAGGCTTTAATCCCTCACTTCTTGCTTCGTTTACACTAATTTCTGCATTAGGATTTTTAACATCAGGAGCTACGTCTATTGCCATATAAGTTTTACGCATCCAAAAATGTCTGCAAGAGCCTCCTCCTTTGTACAGCCAAATATCATAAGCATCATCACCATTAGGACCCCATCCTGCATTAACAGCATCTTTTCCTGTTTTTTTGCCCATAGCAATTATGTCTTCTTTTCTGTAAATTTTAGCTGCTCTTACCATTTTAGAACAAAAATCTCTGCTTTGACTATCAAATTCTAGTGGTGCATATTGGTATCTCACTTTGAATTTTTTGTCACCAACCTGAGTATCTTGATCACTTTTAGCATTAGGTCTTGCTACCCCTGTTGAAGCTAGTCCTATCATTTTATCCAAAGCTTCTTCTTGATCGTAATCTACTTGTCTTTCATCAACTAAAATCCAATTTTCTAAATCTTCGTCTTCTCCTAATTCGCTAAGAGCTTCAAATACCTGATCATTTGACAAACAAACTTGCTTGCTCATTTTTACCCCTGTTTCTTCTTCCCTTGTTTCTTCATCTACCACATTGTCTAAGTCTGTAAATTCTAGTGGCTGTAAAGTTTTAAAATATAAATTAAGAGAAATGCTGTTATAAGCTAGTATCTGATCAAAAGCATCTATTAATAAAGTTTGAAAAGGTCTAATAACTGTGTTATCCATCAAAATAGAAGCTGTTTTAAGCTCGTCTGCGTTGTTTCCTAATCCTGTGTTATCCTTGATACCTAAAAGCATAGGAGAAACGATTCTATGGCTTACTAGAATCTTTCTAGCACTCTCATCTGATAAGAACTGATACTGATTGTGAGCATCTGATAGTTGAACTGGCTCAATATTAGCCTGTGCATCTGCATTGTCATTGAAGCTAAGAATAAACTTTCCTGCATTCGAGCTGCCTGAGAACTTCTCATAAATTCTATTCTCAATCAATCTTCTTTGTTCTTCATTAGGCACTCCATTATTGAAGTTAATAAGCATAGATGGTGCTAAGCCATTTAAGATATTATTTAAGTGATAATTAGAAATCTCCTCCTCTAGCTCACTATATTGTAATCCTCCTTGATAATCTACAGGCGAATAGTAATAGAATCCTGCTCTGTAAGGCTTAACTACATAAATCTCTATTGACTCTCTGCTATATCCAAAACAAGGTATTCTTTTAGGCTCATCTGTGGGCTTGATGCTTGTCCAGTCCTTAAAATAATAGTAAGCCTCTATATCTCCTTCTTCATTGCATTTCTCAGCTCTTAGTGTTTCAATGGGAAAATGCTCTACCTGAGCCACTTTTGTTCTGTCCTTAGAGTAGATAATCTGCATTGCACAGCTGCCCATCAACTTAAGATCATAAACTAGCTTTCTAACACAGTCTTTTTTAAGCAAAGACATCATCTGAGCATATTCATTGGGCTTTCTATTTGAATCCGTAGCATCTAAACCCTTGCCATAGATCATCTCAGACAGCCCATTAATAGCAGCGTTGTTAGTGGGAGAGCCATTGTATCTATCAATCAAATACTGATAGTAATTATTGTCTTCTCCATAAGACACCCATTCTTTACCCCTTACTTCCTTGATTTTAGGAGAAGTGTAGGTACTTAGATTAACTATTTGCACTTCTGACTGAGGTCTTTGTTTGGGAGCAGGTCTTTGGTTTTTTATTTTTCTCATATTATTATGTAATCATTATCGTATGTGGTTTCTGAAACATACTGATTTTTATTCACGCTGTAATATTCATCTTCTGTTTGATCAAGTGGCTGATCTGTACAGAATATTTTATCTTTATACAAAGACAGCGCAGCACCTTGTGAATCTTCCCACTTATCAAAGTTCATATTCCACATTAAAGTGTTTTGCTCCCACAAGTTAGGATCTACAACAAAGTCAAAATCATAGAATCTTCCCTCTATTAGCTCAAAACTTGCTGTATATACCAACTCATCACCATCCTGTATTAAATCTACCGCTTGATTAGTAGTTACATTGGTGCTATCATCTCTTATATATAGCGTAGCACTAGTAACATAATCTCTAGGAACGAATCTTAATGTCTGAGCAGATGTGCTCGTTGTAAGTATTTTCATAATAATATAACGAGATGACTTATTTATTTTGCATTGAGATAAAAAAAAAGGCTAACATTAAGCTAGCCCTCTTTCTTTCTAAAAAACAATATTAAGCATCAGGATCAATCTGAGTAGCTGAAGCATCATCTGTAATTACTGTAGAAGTAACAAAATATGCAGGAGCTGTCTCCATAGCTTCAAATGTCAAAGTAAATCCTGAAAGGTCAGCCATAGCTGCACCTGAAACAATAGTACCGCCAGTAACCTCTGCTCCGTGTTCAAGTCCTACTAGGAAAAAGTTTCCATTGTAATCCTCGATAGCAACGTGAGGTCTAGCAGCAGCTAGTAATTTAATCTCCTCTTGTGTAGACTTGTCTAGGTAAGTAAGAGTAAGATTTAGAGTTTGCGTATAAAAAGTAGTACCATTTTCTCTTGATGAGTTTACGGTAGTTTCTAAGCTAGAGTTTCCTTTGATGTCAAATTGATACCAAGTAGGAGTACCTGCTAAAGATGTAATCTCACCTGCTGAAATGGTAGCTGTACCTAAAGTGCCATAGTCCGCAAAGTAAACTGTTTTAAGTCCACCTACGGCACTCTTACAAGGTAGTGATCTTCCTGAAGTTAATGCACAAGCCATATTTTAAGTATTAAAAAAGGGCAGGCAGGAATTGTCCTTACCCACCCTTTATATTAGACAATTATTATTTATTAAGCTAGAGTTAGCAAAGCAATATCAGAACCAATTCCGTACTGTACACCTGCAGTAAATCGCATTACTACACGCACATTCTGAGAACCATCTAGATCAGCCATATCTAACAATTTAACTTCTTGATGATCTGATAAAAGACCAGTACCAAAGTAGAAGTTAGATTTTTGTCCTGCTACGATGTGGTCAGTAGGCATACCAGGAGCAAGAACACACTTAATACCATCGAAAGAAAGTGCGTTACCCATATTATACCATTGAGAACCTCTGTTTTCGTAACCCGCAGCACCAACTCCGTTAGCAGCATATCCACCTAATTGACGGATGTAAGACTGCCAAGCAATAGTTGGCATATAGATAGTCAAATCCTCTTTGCCATAAACAGCAGATGGAAGAGCATCTACTACATTCTCTAACAAAGTAATAATGTTAGTAGAAGAAAAAGCAGTTTCTCCACCATTAGCAGCATCATTTACGTCAGCATCAGCAGCAGCTAGTACAGTAATACCATCAAACTCTCCTGCGTTGCCTGTAACACCACCCCAGATGTTTTGCTCGTTTTTCTCAGCTACAAGACCACCAACGTGATTGATTAAAAAATCACTGAATTTAGGAGGCAAGTTGTCAAATGCAGAATATCCCATCTGAACAGCTTCCCAATCGCTGTGAAAATCTTTCTTACAAAGCTCAAGGTTCACTTGAAACTCCTCAGGCTGAAGAATACGCTCAGTCAAAGTGATTGTAGCTGTGTCAGTAAAATCACAAGTAGCATCTTTGATTACGTTAGAATCAGTTGCTAATTTTTTAATAACCTCTTTGTATTTTACATTAGGTTTAATTTCGATGTTACCTTGATCCAAAGTAGGAGAAGATAATAAAGCAGCAGAGATGTACTTCCCTGCAAATTCGCCAGCATATGTACTGGTAATACTAGTTGTTGTTGCCATTTTTATTAGATTAATTTAGGTTTGCAAATTTTTGAAATACACGATCTCTTGTAGTCATTGCTCTACGCTGAGCGTACAATACTCGTTCTTTTTTGTTTTCAGCTTCTGGATTGTGCTTTAATGGAGCAGCAGCAGGTTTAGATAATTCTTCTTTTAATTGTGCTTCTTCCTCAGCAACTTGATCAGCAGCTTCTTCTTTTCCTTGAATCATAGCTTTGATTTCTTCAATCATAGATACAACCTCAGCTAATTCTTCTTTTGTAGCGTAATTCATTTCTTCTTTCTCCTCCTCCTCAGGCATATCCTCGTAGGCTTTAATTTCAGAAATAACTCCTTCTTCTGCTACCAATAAGATTTGACCATCTTCCATTTGATACTCTCCTACTGGCACAGCTACTTTTTCATCCTCTGTTAAGATAAAAATTTCATTACCTGCTTCAAAAGCTTCAGCTTCCAAAACAGTACCGTTTTCTAGTTTCATTTGAGCAAAGTTTACCTTTGGTTCTTCAGCAGCCTGAGCATTAGCCTCTACTTGTTCGGTAGATACTTCTTGCTCTTTGACCTCCTCAGAAAGCTCAATGCCTAGAATGTTTTTAATTTCCTTTAGCATTTGTGTTGGGTTTTTCATAATAATATAGCGTTTAGTGGTTTTTATTTTGCATTTTTAATTATTCCCATATATTTTACCTATGCCTTGAGCCCACAAAGAGCCATCACAGCACTTGCTAGAATATGTGTTAGTATCTTTACATAGACACCCTCTCTTACTTCCTTTAGGTGATGTTCTACTAGGAATTTTGTTGTCGTGTTTAGGCATAGCTTTGAGTTTTTTGAATGAAATATTCTATATCCCACACAGTAGAAGTTCCTCCGTGAGACTGTATATATAATGAAGCACCATTATCTATGAAATTTTGATCTATGTAATACTGAAAAACATTATGAAACACCTGTGTTTCTGCATTGCCCTTTATATATGCTAAGGCAATATCTAAATTTTCAATAACACCGCCACCATTCTGTATTGATAAGTTTAAGTGAGTTTGATTAGCATTAGGAGCTTGTGCTTTCCATTCTATAGTAATTATAAAAACATTATTTAAGTTGTCTCCTTTTATTTTTTGATTAGCATCATTCTCATAATAATCAACAGAAGGATCGCTTGTTATTACGCTACCTTTATTGTTTGGCAATACAGTTAAAGTGTCGGCAGCTAAAGATAATGGACTTACCTCTGTGTACTCTGTATCCATATATCTACCCCATCCTAATCCTGATCCTGCTCCTGATTGAGGATATATCTTTCTCCATTCTCCATTCCAAACAGTCCATACTCCTGTAGAAGTAGTAACATAAGCACCCTCCTCTATTTGGTATTGGAGTCTTACTGCTTCGCTATCTACGTCTGCTTGTACTTTATATGAAGTGTTTTTTATCATCTGCCTTGTCCTTTATATTTTTTCTTGTAGTTTCTTGAAGATTTTAAGCTGCTCATCTTAGTTTTAGAATGAACATTAGGTCTGCTAACCTTTGGCTTTTTTCTATAATTTGATATTTGAATTTTAGCCATTTTTAATTTTTACACAATTAGGAACTTTCTTACCATCTTTTTCTTTCCAACCGATCATTTCGTAGCCATCCCAACAAGGATCTTTTAAATCAATTTTTTTAAGCTTATTTATTGCCCATTCAATCCCACTAGTGCCACCCCAAGCATCCCACATAAGACCACCACATCCTTCTGAATAAGGCACGTCTTTATGTTGCTGATGTCTTTTGAAAGATGCCATTCTAGCTATGGTGTCTCTTGTTAATGGTTCTCTATTAGCTAACTGATTTGCTCTTTGCTTACCAACAGCTGTGCCACAAGATCCCCACCCATTCTTTTCAGCCCATTTTAAGGCTTTCTTAGCATTGTTTGTTGCTGATTGGGGGTAGTCTGCATAAGATTCAAGTTCTTCCTTAAAAAGTGCCTTAATTTGCTCTATAAGGCTATGTGCTTCCTGATCTTCTGCGCTCATACCGACAGCATCCTGTGGTCTTTCCATTTTATCAGCAAAATATCCCTCAATAGAAAAGCCTTTTACCTTGCCTGTTTTAACATAGTTATCCCAAACATCATCGTTGTTTACCTTAACTGCGCCCATCCAAGTTCCAATAGGCACTTCCATACCATATTTTCTACTCTTATCGTGTACTTCATCCTCTACTATCCAACTTTCCACTAAGCTAAGTCCTGATAGCTCGTATTGATGCTCTAGTGTTGAGTTATTCTGATTGCCTTTCATTAAATACATTTGAGAAGCTTTTAAGACAGTATCTCTTGAAAAGTAAATGTAATACTCATCTTCTCCTGATCTTCTGTATATAGGCTTGTTAGGTATCAATAAAGCACCCATAAGGATACGCTTTTCTTTGTTTACCTCTGCTAATTTTATTTCTTCTGCTTTTAAAGCTATGAAGTCTTCTTCTATTGCAGGGTTTTCTACCACAGAAATGGCTTCTATTCCTGTCATCTCTTGGTCTTCATCTAAGATAAGTTCTACTATTCTCATAATTATATAGCGATTAAAACTTTTTATTTTGCTTTTTAAATACTCGCACCCTCAACAATGCTTCTTTCTAATCCTTGTGCCGTTGTTACATCGTTTGCTACAACATAAGCTCTTTGTGGCTGAGCTCCTGCTATCCCTGCTGCTAATTGACTAATGCCTGACGCTCCTACTACATTAAATGCGGGTGCTTGCTGAACGACAGTTGGAGCTTCCATTCTTGCAGTTGGTACATCTGCTCTTACATCTGTGGGAGCTTTTGCTGCTGATAATGCAGATTTAACAGATGATATAATTCCTGCTGCTTGTGCTGCATATCCAATTAACAATGGTATGTTCTGTGGAAAACCTACTTTAGCAGTTTGTGCCGTACCCTCTGCTACTGCTACTGAACTTCTTGCTGCTGACTGAGTAGCAATTCCCAATGTTTTTGCTGCATCCATAGCAAGCTCTCTAGCAGCCTGTATTCCTTTGGCAACTATTAATGCCTTTCCTACTTTGCTTTCTGCTCCTACCACCTGAATTAAATTGCTCAACATATCTTTTCTTGATTGCTTAATCAAAGCATCCCTTTCTTTCATAGACTCAACAATCTTATTGTTTCTATCTAAAGAGGCTTGAAGCTCAGGATCAGTATCAGGGTCATATTCCTCAGCTATCTCTACTCTATTGGGATCAAAAACTTCTTCTCTGCCTTGTTCAAAAGCTTCCTGAAATGTCATACCTGCATCTTTGCCGAACCTTTCATAAAATTCTTTATCAAATCCCTCAGCTTCTTTTTCTAAAGCCCATTGTTGCTGCAATTCTTTTAGCTTTTCTTGTCTTGCTTTTTCTGTTGCAGTTGCTTCGTCTTCCGCTTGTTTTTTATTTTTTCTAGCCCTAAGAACTAATAAGTTTGTTAATGCTTGATCATAACCTTCTTCACCTTCTTTTAAAGCAGCTACTTTTCTTTCGGCTAATTGTATTTCAAGATCAATAGTTTCTTGACCATAAGCACCAAGCACTTTTATTGCTCTGTCTAATTGCAATTCGTCTTGTGCATCTTTTATTTTTTTAAGATTGGTGCTATATGTTTCAGCTTGAAGCGCAGCAAATTTAAAAGAGTTCCCTCCTGATTTTATAAAGTTAAAAAAGCTCTCAGTTGTGCTGACTAATCCATCTGTCATTACTGAAGCGTATTTTGAGAAAGCTGCTGTTAGCCCTACTACTGCTGTCGTAATTACAACAATAGGGTTTAATAGCATAGCTGCATTCATTTTAATTTGTGCAAGGGTTGTTGCTTTAATGGCTTTTGACATCTCAACAAGACCTTCATAAGCATTTCTTATCTTGCCTGCATAGCCACCAGTAAACTTATCTAACAGCTGTGTAATATCGACAGCACTTATTTTTTCTCCTGATAGTTCTTTTTCTACCTTTAATGCTTTTCTTTTTTCTTGATTTAACTGTCTGAGTGAAAGCCTTTGATCTTTGATAGCATCTTTTAATTTTTCAGCTTGATCAGTTAATCTTTTTTGAGCAGCAAGATTTGTTTTAGATGTTTTTTTCTGAGCTTGCTCCACTTTAAGCAATTCTCTTTCTAAGAAAACTAATATCTCCCTTTGTTCTTCTAAAGTGTCATTAAGGTTGTCAAGATCTTTTTGACCTTTGGCTACTACCTCTAATTCTATTACTCTTTTTTGTGCCATTTGTTTTCTTTTTTAACCTGATTAAAAGCCCCTTTGAATGTATCAGGAAGCAAATATTTACCCTGTGCTATTCTAATGTTTTCTGTTTCTCCTTTCATAAATTTAAGGAGTTGTAATATATTTTCTAACATATTATGTGTCTATAAAATCTAATCTTACTCCTGCAAGTAGCGTTGTACTACCTCTAGGATAAATTAAAAACTGTCCTATCTCATTTCCACCGCCTACTAGCCCATTATTAATCACTACTGTATGCTCCATTACTTCGCCTGTGTTGTTTGTAGTAGGTGTAACTGATGCTATAAGTGTAGTATTTTGATAGCTCACATAGTATGCACCATTAGCTGTTACCTCAATATCATAAGAAGTGTTTTCATTTACCTCAAATGATCTAGGGCTAGTTAGTGTTATCCAAGTAGAGCTACTAGACAACTTGTATCTAATCTGAGTAATACTTGTTGCTGGGGCTGCTACTGGGCTTCCTGTGTAAGCAACGGTTGCTGCCTTATCGCTAGCCTGAATACTACCGCTAATAATCACTGTAAGAGTTGTGCTTGTGTAAGAGCTTGCCGTTGCTGACACCCCTGTACCTGATGGACTAACAGCAGGCTGTGTTATATTTCCTAAGCCTGTCCACTCAAATCCTGAATCTGCTGTGTATGTTAATGTGTATCTGTAAGCATCTCCTGCCTCACCTCTAGGATATAAAGTAGATACATTGTAATCTGTATCTGTCTTAGAAGCAGGATAAGAAGCTGATGTATCAGGAGTAACTGTTAAAGAACTATTATCTACATCACTAGCAGTAGGTAGTGTTATAGTTGTAGTATAAGATGCTACATTATAAGCTGTAATATGGAAGCTATAAGTGTGATTGCCATCATTAGATGCACTTGGATAGTTGCCTGACAAGGTTATCTTCATAACATCTCCTGTTAGTGTAGCACCAATAGTGTACTGACTTGTAACATTTGTAGCTCCCTCGTATAACTGTAAGCTAGTTATCTGAGAAGTAGATACCCATTCACCCTCATTGTTAGTAAATGTCAATTCTAATTGTGGGCTGATTGCACTACTACAATCTCCTGTGCCATAAGTCAAACTACCAGTAGCTAGAGTAGCATTGATCCCTGTTATCTGGTGGTTTTGGAAGTATAGTGTGCCTCCATCACAAGTTACAGTAGCAGAAGTTGTGAATGTAATTGTTGCTCCATAGGAAGTTCCCACTGAATTAATAGCATAAGCCCTTACAGAATATAATTGACTTGAGCTTAATGATGTTAATGTTGTGCTATATGTTCCTGCAGAAGTTCCACTAACTATTGCTTTGCTATTAGATGTTGTTGGCGTGCCACTTCCTACAACATAAACAAATCCTTTCTCTGTATAATTAGGGTTGCCAACGTCTGTTATATTTCCATTTAGTGTTGCACTATTTGTTCCTACTCCTGTCGCTGCATTTGTAGTTACAGATGGAGCATAAGTATTAGCAGCTGTTGTAAATGTATATTTGCTCCCTGTTGCCGTTCCTTGAGTATTTGTGGCATAGGCTACGACAGAGTAAGAAGTTGCCGTAGAAAGCCCTGAAATACTTTTAGAGTACGAACCTGATGATGTTCCTGAAACTGTTTCTACATTATCGCTTGCAGTAGGAGTGCCTGTTCCTTGCACCCAATAGAATCCTTTAACTGTATAGTTAGGGTTTCCAACATCTGTAACATAGCCTAATAATGTAGCACTTGTTTGAGTAACACTAGTTGATCCTGATGTTAAAACAGCAGGCAAACTAAATGCTGCACTAGTGGTAAAAGATATTGTTGTTCCCGTTTGAGTGCCTACTGAGTTTGTAGCATAAGCCACATAGCTATAAGTAGTTCCTGCTGACAACGAACTGTTTGTATATGAGAAAGGATTAGTATCTGTTCCTGACACTATTTGAACATTATCAGAAGCTGTTGGTGTTCCTGTGCCTACTTTCCAGTAAAATCCTCTCTCTGTATATGCAGGATTACCCTCCTCTGTTACTTGCCCATTGAAAACTGCTGAGGTTTGTGTTACTGATGATTGTGTGCTAGTGGTAACGCTAGCTAAAACCTCAGGTGGTGGTGGTGGATAGTTTACCACATTAATTAATTCTAATGAGCTAAGTCCTGTTTCTAGGTTTGACTGAATGCTATTAATAATATATTTTCTATCTAATATTTGAATACGATCTGCCAAAGAATATGTAAGCAAAAACTTCAAAGGTAAATATGCTTTTACTTTAGTTAGTCTAACTTTTGTATTGAAAACCTCTGAGATATATCCTGTGTAATACTGATCAAACAAAGTGCCTGAAAATGAAGTATCAAAAGTATATTCGTTTACCTCTAAATTAAAATTAATATTTTTAGTGCTTGTAGAAGATGCTAGTGCCTCGCTATTTGATGGTATAAAATATGCGGTAATGTCAGAATAGGTACTAGTTGAATCCTCTAAGAATCTAATAGTTGTTCCTGAATTTAAAATAGGATAAAAAACTAAAGGCTTTCCTATGTATGGATCATTGTTATCATCTACAAACCAACCTACTTGTGCAAAAGTAACTGACGAAGTAGCACCATCTATTAACCTCTCATATTTAACGTGTTCAAAAGGAGCTTCTACTGAATACACATCTCCTCCTGCATCATAGTTATCTCCTCCTCTGTATTCTATTGTTCCCCATCCTTGATTGTTGTCTTGCTCGTGTCTTAGTGCTAGTTTAGTGCCTAGTCCCTGATACTTCAAATCTATTTCTTTAAAAGGAAGCAAGATATTAACATCAGAAGCTGTGTTATCTACATACTTTGTTATATCCCAAGTTGTTGTTGAGCTATCATAATACTCATCAAGGGTTTTTACTACAATAGTTTCACCATCGTAATAAGCTGTTAGGTTAAACATCTTAAAAAGCCCTGTAAGGAAGTCTATTACCTTTATCTTAGGAACCTGCTCTGTTATAATAAAGTTGCGTGTAGTGGTTATAGATTGGCTTCCTGAGGTGGAATATGTGTTGCTTTGAGAAGCATAAGGATCACTGATAGCTATTGTTATAGAACTAACTGTCATAGCTGTGTCTGTCTGAATATAAACAGAATATCCTGTTGAGGTATTTGTAAGGCTTCCTGTTAAAACATTATTGCCACTAGTTACGCTTTGCTGATCAATAACTTGACCATCTTTTTTTAATATAACAGTATATGGACTTGTTGTTGTGCTATTAACTGTAAGTGTATATGGTAATGATTGTGATCCTGTTAATCCAAAAACATAAAAGCTAGATGCCGTAAAAAACACCTTGCTCATAGAAGAAGTATCAGGAGTAAAGTTATCTATTAATTCTGTTATAGGCTCATCTTCTTCAAAAGCATCTCCTTTTTTTCTATGCAGCCACATATACAAATCATAGTAACTATTATTGGTGCTGTTAAAAAAATCATCTGAGAATGTAATGCTATAATTTTGCTCAATGGCTTTGACAATTAAATAAACAGGTATAGCATATTTTAAGTCGCCATAATATACTCCGTGCATAGTTGGAGATGTTGTTCCATTAGGGTATAAGTTGCCTGAGTTTGCATCAGGATATGCAGTATTAGAATATGTGGTATTATAAAATAGCCTTGTAGTGTGTGTGATTAAAGGAGCAACAACAGCATCAGTATATGTAACTGAATCTACTGTCTTATCTATTCCTGTAGTTAGAGCTGTTTTAACAGTTGATGCATTATATGTTGTGCTAAAATTATTTAACCAATCAAGAGAGCTTAAAGTATCTTCTCCCACTAGGTCTTTAAGATTAACTGTGTTTCCATAGAATGTAATCTTATAAGTATGTGGCTCCCCCTCTTTTAACTGTACCCCCTCAAGCTTTATCTTTCCCTTTCTAAATTCTTTGTTGTTTAATTCAATTCTTGCTGATACTTTTTTTCTAGCATCATAACCATTGTCTATGTCGTAGTTATAATAATGCTGAAATATTTTGTTGTTAGTTCTTGAGGCAGGCAGGCTAAAGGTTTTGCTAAAGTCTGTAAATACTTTTCCTATATCCCTAACGTTTTGTATTGTTTGAGTTATGCTTACTGATTCATCTTTAAAAAGATCAACTCTTTGTCCACCTATGTAAAGCTGTATTGTCTGCATTATCTAAGATCATTTGCAAGATTAAAAGCCATATCTGCTGTGATTGTATAATCTACCAGCCTGTCATTAACGCTTGTCTTATATGTAAGTTGATTGCTTGTTATTATTATTGGTGTTACCACAGAGTTGATTGTTGCCCAAACTTGATGGCTCATTAAAAGCTCCTCCATTGTTCGGTTCATTCCTTGATCCATATAACCAGTATTCATTGTTATGGACTCTGTTCCTACTGTTCTTAAAGTTCTTACTGAATGCTCGTTTATAGAATAACTCCCTGTGCTGTCCACTAAAGACCTTTTGTAAGTCTCTGAGCTAGTGCTAACACTTTCTATTGATTTTTTAAAAAAATAAATGCCTTGAATAGCACCAAATTTATTCACAAAGTTTACTAATATAGGAGTGTATCTTGGTTCACATATTCTTTCAATAGAAACAGTCTGTCCGCCTACACTAGCTGAGGTATCGATACTACCAAAACTGTAATAGTTAATTGCACCTCCACTTTCTTCAGGTATTCTTCCTGCTTGTCCTTCTAGCCAATATATTTTTGTATTGCTTTGAAGTAAACTCCCTGATGTGATAGTAGGATTAGCACCATCTAAGAATCTCCCATAGCCATCAAAACCTTTGTGAGAAAAATTAACAGTTGATCCTACCTGAACATTAGAGCTGTCATAAAATTTAATGTTACCAGTTATTGCTACAACTTGAGATGTATATGTGCCATCAAATGTTATATCTAAATAGTCTCTTGCTAGTTCGCTTATATCAAATAATGCACCCTCATCAGCATCTACATCTTTTGATAAAGTATATCGAAGCGTACCCCCTGTATATAATTCCATTGTAGCAGTTGATGATCCTGCTTGAGTGTTGTATTCGTAGTAAGGTGATCTAAGTAAAATATTTGCCATTATTTTCTAATATATTGTATTAAATTTTCAGCGTCTAATCCGTAGCTTTCTATCAATGCATCAGGTAAATCTTTAAAGGCTTTTTCAAATGGCTTAGTAAAAAACATACTTGGTTTAATTCCTTTCTTTTTTATGCTATTAGCTAGTATGTAACCTAAAGTTGCATAGCCTTGAAACCTACCTTTTCTAGTTCTAGGCTGATCAAATTTACCTGCTTTAAACAAACCTCTTGATCTAGCCCAAGCTGCAAATATTCCTGTGGCAGCCTCTAGCCCCACAAGATTACTGCTTTTTTTATATCTAAAATTATCTAAAGATCTTCCACTTTTTGTACCACGCACCCCACGATCTTGATACCATCCATATTCCTCCATTGAGAAGCTAAGAAAAAAAGAATTTGGAAACTCTTTAGTTTTATATGTGATACTCTCTGACAGCTTGCTAGAAACGTTTTTATCTTTGTCTTTAAGGTTCTTTCGAGCTTCAAATATAACGTGCTGTGCAAACTTCCTAAGAGCTTCTTCTGTGTTCTTATACTTCATTAGCAAACTGATTGATCATTGTTAATCATTATATCAAATGTAGCTGCCCATCCTGCCAATAGGTTTTCAAATCTATCTGTAAAAGGCTCAAAGGATACATCTCCTAATACTTGATAGCCCTCTCTATAAAGGCTGCCTATTCTTATTTTTTGTATTAATTTATTTAGCACTTTAAATTGTGCGTTAAGAACATCTTGCTCATTTGTGTTGCCTCTAAACCAATTTGTAGTTGGCTTCTTTTCTACATTAACTATATCCATAGAAAGGATGCTTATGTTAAATGTTAAAGTTTGCTCTCCTGATGTAATAGAGTTTATTATCAAGTGTCCAAGTGGAAAGATGGTTTGCTTGTTTAGATCAATATCTGAAATATCACCATAAGTAACTGTGTTGATATACTCATCTGCTATAAGTAAATCCTCTATAAGGTTTGTTATTAAATAGAAGCCTCTTGCTGCTTTATAACTCATTTGAATTTATTTTTTATTTGTTTTTCTTCTAACTCTGATTTTTCTTTTATAAATGTCAATGCTAATAAAGCTTGATGAATATTTAGTTGAGTGATATTTTCATATCTTGTAACATCGCCTTGAGCGAGTGTGTAAATTGATTGATACCAGCCCCACTTTTTTCCAAACTGAGATACCGCTGTAAAGCTGTCTCCTCCTTGTGATCCAAATAATTCAGAATAGTCGTTGATAAGTCTATCCCTAAATGATAAAAAAAAAGCACAGCACCTAGAGCAGCATCTAAAGGCATTCGTTTCATAACAATAGTATCACTTGCATCGTAGTCTTCAATAGAATATCTCTCCCCATATTTTACCTTTATGGGTCTATAAAGCACACTCATAGCCCTGTGCATTAATTCCCAATCAGATAAATAGCTATCCAAATCTACATATTCTCCAAAAGATATATCCTCTAAGTTAGGCACAAACCCATATTCCACACCATCTAAAAAAAATCTTTTTCTAAGTGCTGGCTTTTCTTGAAACATATTTATTAATATCTGACAAATACTAGTAACATCTGACAGCTTCATCCTCATTACTTTCTTTAAGCTGACATCACAAAATATCTCTATCATCTTAGATGACAAAAATCTTTCATCAGGATTTTCATCTTGTATTTTTAAGAATTTCTGATACTGTCCTAGAGTAATCTCAGATAACTGATCAGGTACTGTAATATCTATTTTCATATTAATATAACGTTTTTGATATTTTTTTTTAAAAATAAAAAAAGGGCAGCATTTCTGCCACCCTTCCAAACTTAAACAATTAAGAATTTAATTTATGAACATCAAACTATCTGCATACTTGCACAGCAGAAGGAATATTATTGTTAAGATATAAATTGGAAATGATATAAACAAATAATTTTTCATTTTTTTTAATTTTATAATAAACTTGCTTCAAAGCAGGCATCGCTGCACCAATAATCACTATAATCACTTATAGGTCTGCCACATTCGCAGCATTCTCTTTCGTAAACATCAGGAGGTGTTAGCTCTCTGTCGGGTGTCCAATCATAATTTTTCATCTGTATCTTTTAAAAGGTTATTAGCTTGTTTTTGTTTTTTAATATCTGACCTTAAATTTTCTTTTTCTCTTTGCATAGCCTCCTCAAACTCCTCTGTAATAATATCTATGTATCTCCCATTAATCACTGCAAAGCACCCTTTTTGGCACTCTACTGAATCACCCCTGTCCACAGGCACAGTTATTCTGTCAGCACACGCAGACAAAAAGTATTCTAATTCATATAGGTTAAAGCCGTGATATATTTTCATTATTTTTTTCATCCTATTTCCTGTCAGTTTCATACTTCTTCGTGTTTTAGTTTTTCTTTGTATTCTTCTATTAGATGCTCAGCTATTTCGTAATAGGAACATTCGTGCAAAAAAGCTAGGGCATAATCTAAAGTCATACCCATTCCATTTGCCGATAAATATTCTTCTACTTCTTCTCTAAGGCAAGCTGCTAAGTCACATACGTCATCGTTTTCAGCTATAAATTCATCGTACTGTTCACAGCTGTCAAAAAATTCTAGTGCTACTCTCCACGTAGGATAGTTTTTCCAACCATTATAACTCATTTCCAATAGATTTAAGTTGGTTTCTCCACTCGAAAGAAGATCGAAGTCTTGATACTTTTTCTTCTTGTGAGCCTTTTAATTTCCCACAAAGCACAATAATTTCTGTATAGTACTCCGTACCTTTGCGAATCTTTTTAGCTTTGTTCATCGAATTGTAAATCACAATATCCTGCTCAGCAATTTGATATTTCCTACCGCTATAACCGAGAGGTCTGTCAGCTTGTGTTACTTTAACAGAGCCAACATACTTGTTGTTTTGATAGTATTCAAGAGAATACCCTAAGAATTGAAAGTCCATAATACTTGTTTTATATTAACTAATATCGCTAAATAAATTTAAACTGCCTAATATTTTTATAATTTATTGTATAGCATATTTACCAAAGTTTGGCTTGCTCAACAAAGAATAGGTGGCATATCTGAGTGCATCGGTTGTGTGGTTTGCTTTATCTTCTGGTATGTTTAATGTTTTTCCATTCCTATCTTGCTTCCACTTATAGTTTCTGAACTCCTGTATCATATTATCAGAGTCTCTTGTTAGGTGTATTTTATATCTTTTAAGTAAATCAATTCCTGCATTAACACTATCCCTGCCTTTAAGGCTTGGCTTTACATTCCACCCCATTCTCCTTAGCTCCTCATTTAGTCTTGGCTCAGCACTATCTCCAAATATCATCTCTCGATCTATACCAATAGCCTTTAGCTTTCTATGTATGTCGATTGTTGTCATCATTGTTTGATATAAATATTCTTTAGCGTATAGCATATAGCCATCAGTCCATACGCCCACTATGGTTGTTGGATCATTAGTGAAGCCATAGTCTATACCATAAGCTAAAAAAGAAGCTGTCTCAGGGATTGATTCAACCTCTGTGTACCTAAAGATAGTGGACTTTGATATACCTCTTTGCCCAAGCCCATAAATCTGCCAATATTCTTCATCAGTTTGTCTAAGTCTTTCTATCTCCTCTATGATAGTTTTCTCTAAATATGGGTTGTCTTTATAGGTTGTTTGAAAAAAAGCTGCATCATCTCTTGGTATAACCTTGTCATATATCCAGTGATATTCATCAGAGGGGTTGTAGTCTATTACTATCTTCTCCTGCGTTCTGAATATAAGCTGCTGCCAGTCTTCCCAGTATAATTCATTAGCCTCATTAATAAAAAGCAAATCTCTTTTTCTACCTCTCACTTTTTGAGGCTGATCCAAAGATATAAATTCTATTAAGTTTCCGTTTAGTCTATACTCAGAAGCTGACTTGTTATGATCTTCTTCTTTGTATATATTTTTTTCTCTAAGTATTGTTATAAAATCCCTCATAGCTGAGGTTCTTAAGGCAGGATATGTTTTTCTGCATATTGTTATGATCTTGCCCTTGTTAAAAGCACAGTAATAAAATATAATCCATACAAGTATATTGTACGTTTTGCCCGAGCGAGTACCCCCCTGCTCTACAATTATTTTTTTATCTGTCTCAAGAAGATGTTCACAAACAACATTGGTGTCAATCCGCATTAGTCTTGATAATATTTAACTCAATCTCTGTTGGAAAGCCATCAGCTCCTGTTATTTCTTGACGCTCCACAAAGCCTCTGGACTTGCCTTTTGTCTTTAAATAAAATATTGTGGCGGTGGTATTGCCATCTTTTATCTGCTTGTGTAGTTGGCTTTCTGCAAAGTCTAAAGTAATGTTTTGAATGTCATCTACCTGCGCTTTAAAATCAGGATCTTTTAACCATTCATAAAATTGAGTTCTACCAATACCAACTTGCTTGCAAGCAGTAGTAACTATACCTAAAGATTTTTCTAAAGCTTCTAAAATTGCTTTTTTATGTTGTTCGGTTTTGTTCATTTTTTATTTTATTTAGAGCTTTCTCTTTATCTGAATGTGCTTTAAGTTCATCCTTTCTTTTTTTAAGAGAGTCTAGATGCTCAGGGTTTAGTCTATTTTTTTCTCTTTGCTCTTTTACCTTTCTTATTCTTACAACCTCATCATCTATTGGTTCACACTTCCACATCTGTTCTAGTGAATAATAAACTATCGTGTATCTATATCCGTGATCATTTTTTCTTTCAAATCCTGATACTCCGTGCAATATATCTTGACCATCAAATATAGTTAAAGTATTATCATCTATATCTAAAGCTATATCAAATTCAGGTATTACTAGATGTCCGCCTAATACATCTTTTTTAAAGGCTATCATATTACTCATAACTCCTTTGAAGTTTCCTTGATCATAGTGGTATTTTAAGGGGTTGTTTTTATTTATGATCCCGCTTGTAAAAGGAGTATCTGCTATTTTCCACTCAGGCTTTATTTTTTCTTCTACTTTGTTCTGATGTTGCTCAAATGTATCAGGAAAATATTTACTGTATATTTCCTGTAAGTTTTTAGCAAAGCTTGAAACAACAAAGTGATGCTTAGGCTGATCATAAGCTAAAGAAGTAGTGTGGCAATAGTCCTGCCTCATAGCTATCCGTGGAGCATATCCAAAAGTTCTTGAAGTGTGCTTTAGCCCTCTTGATCTTTTGCCTGTAATAAATGTAGTGTTTTTAACTGCCCATCTAAGGTTTTTTGTTTCATTATTATCTAGCTTCATATATAATATAACAGGCTTTCCCTCGTTATAGATTATGCAGTCTTCTGTTATTTTGTTGTTAACGTCTGATAATAACGCAGTTCTTTTCTTAAACTTTGCTACATCTATTGGTTTTCTAGCTAATTCTATTTTTTTCATTTCTTAAATATTGATGTCTCCACTTTTTAAAGCTATTCATATTTGTTATCCTAAATGTTAGATCTGATTCAGGATGCATATTCTTCTTAATAGAATAACGTAAAAGTCCTGCATATTTTTCCATCAAATATTTTGTGTCGTGTAGTTTCATAGGAAGTCTTTTTTCATAAGTTCCTATACCTCCTTTTGAATAGTGATTTTTATGAAAGCAAATAAAATAGTTTATTAAGACTTTACCATATTTAACAAGCTGCTGACAAGCATATGAGTAGTCGTCCATTGATTTTAAATTCTCATCATATATCAACCCATCTTTTCTAGTGATAGTAGCGTTGCCCTTTGTATATCCTATGTTTCTATATTTTGTTGGTCTGAAAAAATAATTTTCATTAGGTGCATAGGCAATATGATAAATATTTGTTCGCTCAGCTAATCTTATATCTTTTATTATATCTTCTTCAATGTCTTTTAGTGTTACCTGCTGATTATATATTTCCTGATATTTCTTATCTGATTTTACATCTAAAACCTGAAATGGATAATATTCATCTTGCACTTTAGTTATCTTGTGATTGTTATCATCAAACATAATAAACCACTCGCCATCCTCTACAAGATTATTTTGAACATAGTTTCTTGTTTTAATCATACTATAGTCACCAACAGGCACGTTTGTCACTACATATTTTAGATCAGGATTATATTGCTTATATAATTTAAGCTGCTCATCTGAATGTAAAACAATAACAGGATCATAGCCATCTAAGTTTCTTAATGTTTTTATCTCCTCTGGTCTATTGTAGCTTGGGATAAATATCTTAGGAAAGTTTTTCATCAATCAAATGTTTTACTAGCTTAGAATTATCATCTATATTTAGACTTTCTTTTAGCTTGTCTAAGCTTTCTATAACAGCTTCATATTCTTCTGTGTTATAATATAAAACAATTTGTTTAATGTTGTTGTTAATGTATGTATCAAGGTCTTGATCTAATTCTTCTTCATCAAACTCAGGCTCTTCATCATCATCAAAGTAAACAGCTGGCAAGTCAAGACCCCAATCTGATAGTGCTTTAATATCCCATTCATTTGCTAATAAATCCCAATCCCATTCACCAAAATTAGAATTGTCCTTAATAACAAATTCTTTTTTTTGATCTTCTGTTAGATTGTCTGCAATCTTAATCCAAACCTCACCAAGACCTGCATCTACACTTGCTCGGTATCTCATATTACCACCAAGTATAATCATATTTTCATCTACAACAATGGGTCTAAGCTCAAGCATTTCAGGAAAATCCTTAATGCTTTTAACTAGCTTTTGATACTTGTAATCCTTTATCAATCTTGGATTGTTAGGATTTTTCTTTACTTCTGAAATTTTAACTTTTTTAATCATCGTATAAATTATTTAACCACGTTCCTGCTTTATAGTCTTCAAAATAATACTTGCTTTTGTCTTTTACATCTGTGGAAAAACGCCATTCTTTATGCATTGCATTTTCTGTGTCTATATAAACAAGATGCTCAGGCTTATAGCTTGGCAGAACTTCTTTTAAAACTCTGCTTAAAAATTTAGGTCCCGTTGTTTGCAAAACAAATCTTGCTTTCCAAGTGTCATAGACTTCAATCTTTTCCTTTTCTTTATAGTTTTCTACAGTTTTATCTATTAATATTTTCCAAAACTTGAAGCCCTTTTCTGATCCCATTAAATCGTTTAAAACAAATTCACTATGTTTTGGCTTTATGTGTCTAAGACTATGAATAAAAAACTTTTTTTCAAATAGCTCATCTAAGCTCTTTAAACAGATCATATCTAAATCTACATATATCCCACCATAGCAATACAAAATAACGTTTCTAATATAGTCCATACGCTGTATATCATATCTCATATTAAGATAAAAATCTACATATTCAGGAAAGTTTTCTTTGACTAAATTTAGGCAATCTTCTTCTGACCAAAGAACGTGTTTTATTTTAGGATTAATTTTTTTAATAGACCTAATGCTTTTCTCAAACAATAAATGATCTTTTAAGGTTTCTCCGTTTATTCCAAAAAAAACCTGATGTACTATTCGCTGCATAAAGCTTTATTTATTTTTTCACTGTACATTTTTTCGTATTTTTTTCTTTTTGATCTTTCTGTTAAAATAATTTTTTTAAGACTCTCTTTTTCTTTTTTGAGCCTTTCTATTTGTTTTTGATTTTCCAGAATTATATCTTTTATTCTATAATCATTATCTTCTACTATTTTACTGTATAAATCTTCTTCTACCAATTTAGGCTTTAAGTCTAATATTTTTTCATAAGCAGATTGAATAAGATGATAGGTTGCTAAAAAGTTTTTATCAGTTTCCATCCAATCCTGTATCTTATTACATAAATATAAAACAGTTGTGTGATCTTTTCCAAATGGCATACCTATTTTGCTGAAAGATAAATGGCTGTTATCTCTTACCAATTTAAAATAAACTGCTCTTGCTTCTACATAAGGAAATCTCCTTGTTTTTTCATTTAATTTTATTTGATAGTAATGCTCTACTACTTCTTTTGCACAGTGTTCTTGTATTGTCATAATATTCCTTCTATATAATATTGGTCTAAGTCTGTTTCTTGTAAAAAATATGTTTCGTATATCTGTATAGCTTTCTCTGTTTTCTCTTTCCCTGATAAATAAAACTCCTCTGAGCAATGATATATTCCGATATCTAAGCTGCCCTTGTCTATAACTAGAAAAGTAAATGCATCGTATGGCACATCAAAAAGAGTACAATAAAGATAGCATTGAATGTCATAAGAATATTTTTTAGCTGAATATGGAAATGCCTTTAAGTCTGATGAGCTTTTTAAATCGCATATCCTACCATCTCCCAAGACATCAGCTTTACCCCTAAATGGCATACCCATAACATTGCCAACAACAGGGACTTCAAATTCTGATTTTTGAATATACTGCAAAGCCTTTTCATTTCTTAAAAAAGCATCAGCCATTCTTTCTGCAAACTTTTTTTCTGTTTTAGTAAATACTCTGCCGTGTTCTTCTTTGGCTAACTTATAAGCTTTTGTATTTTTTGAAGCTACATCTACAAATACCTGAGCATTAAATACATCAGGCTCTAGTATAGCTGTGTGGAATAACCATCCATCTCTAAGGGCTTGGCTTTCTTCATTGCCATATTGAATAACATTGTAATATGTTTTAGGGCTATCTAATAATAGCTTTAAGGATGAACTACTAAGAGCTGCTTTTGATAAGTAACCATAGTAAAACTCATCTGACTGCATTTCTTTTAGCAAGTCCTCTTTATTCCATTGTGTTCCATCTAGTAATGTTATCATCTTATTCTTTATTATTTAATGCTACTGCTATTCCCATAACAAATCCAAAGATGCCAAAGGCTATCATATATATTACACATCCCATTAGTTCTGTATTTTTTCTTCACATCTTCTAGCTCTTTCAATAGCTCTGATCTTATCAGCTCGATATGTGGAGATAATCTCTAATAGGTCATCTCTTTCTCTCTTTAGTTTGAGATTGTAGAAAGCTATCTCATTCATAGCCTCTATCATAGAATTTAAGTCAGGATTTTTTTTAATCTTTGACCACTTTAAAAGCACAGAGGACACTAAGTTGAAGTTATTCATATACTTAATATCCTCAAGGGTTTCTAATTTTAGATAGGTAGTTTCCTTATCTGATCTTGTTTGTATCATATCTTGTTTATTTTTAACTAAAATAATAAAAAAAATTAACTTTTGTTAATAAAAGCATTATAACATACAGCTAATCTTTGATCTTTGTCAGGGTATTCTGACTTCATAGTAGGGTTTGCCATACATCTGTTTACAAACTCTGCTTGTTTTTCTCCTGTTTTTGGCTTAGGTATTGGCATTGTTGTCGTTTATATTTATAATTGTTGCTTGACTTTCTTCTAACAAATATACTGCTTTTGTTTTTTTGCTCTTAGTCCATAGTGTAGTATCAGGGCAGTACATCTCCACTGGCTCAGGCATTGAGATTTGATTAAGCCAAAAAAGATAGTTTGCTTTAGGATCATTAACAAAGTATAGCTTAACCATATCAGCAGGCATATCCATTAGCTGATCGTATTTGTATTTCTCTAGCATCTTAGTGTCATAATATGTAGTTCTAAACTTCATCTCTATAACACACTCATTGCCCTTAGGAGTTGCACCTACAGCATCGTAATGCTCATAGCCACCTCCACACCATTGCAGATCCCATCCATCTAGATTAAGAACTGCTATTACTGCTTTCTCCCACTTGTGTACATCAGACAGCCTCATAGTACATATTCAAGTCAGCTATCCATCTGTTGATTGTCTTTGGATTACAAGTACAAGGCTTGTAGTATTGGTGATTAAAGTATTTAGCGTGCAACTCGCAGATTAACTCAAACTCTGCATTAGTGATGCTATTTCTCTTTTTTTCTCTGAACTTTTCCCACTTCGGTTGGTCTTGTGCTTCCATATTTTCTATCTATTTTAATTTTATTAAGTGCTTGCTTTCTACTTTCACAGCCACAGTCCTCTATTCCTACAGCTTCTGTAACTTTTTTAACTAGCCACTTGATACCTGTGTACTTGAATATTGTTTCTAATAAATCTCCTAGTTTCATAATAATTCGTCTTTTATAATTTGTTTTACTTTTTTATAAGTGTTGTACAAAGAGTAGTAACTGATTCCTGTGTTTCTTGACAGCTCTGATACTGATGTTTCTCCATCTAACAATTCAAATACTTTTCTGTCATACCAATACAAACTATCTAAAACACTCATTAATTTATCATATAATTCATTGTAAAATGTAACATCAAACATCTCAACTGGTGAGCCTTCATTAAAATATATGTTAGCTACATTTAGATTATGAATATGTATTGCATCAATATCTACTATATTTATTTTGCTTTCTTTTCTTTTTAAGTCTATAAAAAAGCTTCTTAATATTTTGTAGATGTAATAATAATTAACTGTATTATTGTATTTAATATTTACACCTTTTTGTGTTAGATCATATAATTTAAGATACATTTCTTGCACAAGATCTTCTGCTGTGTCTTTATTACAACCAAAAGACATCACAATTTCACACCAATCTTTGTGCTTTTTGTATGCCTCTAGTAATATTTCCAAATTGTCAAGTGTATTCCAAAAAACAAAAACATAACTGTAACCTGATGATAAAAATCATCTTCAGGCACATCTTCTTCATCAGGCTGTAGATTAGGATTATAATAAAGCACTCCTAAGCCACAACCATATATTGGTATAAATTGAATATTTACTGCATAACCAAAAAAGAAAAATTCTATCATATTTTTTCTAAAACTTTATGCATCATATTTTCTCCATTAATTGTAAAGCCTACATTATTAATAACTGACTTCATCATAATTGGGCTGTCTAAACTTGTAGGTCTCCCCCCGCTATCCATATCTTTTATTTTTCTAACGTGAATCATAGAGTACATCCATTCAGTAGGATGCTGTGTATATCTATGAATTACTAAGAAGTCATCGCTACGATTTATAAACTTACCTCCGCCCTCAACATCTGATCCCATAGGAGGCATAGGATGCCCTGCATATTCGTGATCTTTAGCGTGTGTTTTTCTAAGAGCTTCTGTAGCAGCGTGTGTACATAGCCATATAGTAACATTATTAGACTTGCAAAATATTCTCATTTCGCTTGTCGCTTGATAATCGTAGTCGTGCTTAGATATTCCTGTCAAACCCTTTTTATCTATCATTAATGAGTTATAAGGGTCAATTAAAAATCCTTCATAATCCCACGCTTTTTTTATTTCTTCTGCTAAATTTAACAGTTTTTTATAATTAAATAACGTATTAGGGTCAATTATTTTAAAATGTGCATCTATCCACTTAATTCTTTGAACAAAATCTACCTCCTCAACTTTGTTAATTGGTTTGCTTTCTAAAAACTCTACAAGCTTTCTTATTACTACATAAGCTTCGTTCTCTGAGCTATATATTAACCATCTTAAATTATGCTTTACTGAGTATAACAGCATCACATATAAGATAGTTGTTGTCTTACCTGTGTTAGAATGTCCTAATACTACGTTGAATGATCCTGATTTGAGCTTAAAATATTCATCAAACTCTTGTATGCCTAATGAATATCCCTCTTTTATTTCATTGTTGCGAATCTTTTGTAGCTTTTCTACTTGTTGTTTAATGTTTAAAATCATAATACTTTGGTTTTGAAAAGTCTAATATAAAAAAAAGGGAGCTAATTGCTCCCCTTTAAACTAAATTGGTAAGTCTGCTTCCTGCCGATCAGGTGAATAGTCTGACTTAGTTACTTCCTTTTGCCTAACAAAGTCATTAATCTCTAAATAAAGCTTGCCTTTTCCTGATACTTTGCAATCTATATTTAGCTTTCCATCATTTTTAGCAGCAAGATCAGCGTGCTTTATAAGAGTTTCAGCAAATTCTTTAGCCACTATTTGTAATTTGAAAGGCATCCAATCAAAATCTGTTTTGAAAGCGTATATACCATCTGCAAATATTTTAGGTTTTTTATCTTCCATATCTTATTTTTTATCCGTTGTACACATAGTTTTCAAATATCCTTGCAGTTTCTATTATCTGCATTTCATCCCAAGTTCCTGAGCCTGAAAATAAATCTGTAGCTCTGTTTAGTGAGCTTTGTCTAATAATGTATTTTTGTACATCATCTTTAGGATTGCCTGATTTAGTAACAGGTGGCTGCTCATAAATAATCTTTCCAGTTTGATGTTGATCGTTTTTTTCATAAGTGATAACATCTCCTACATTTTTTTTGAACTCTCCTACCGCTAAAAAGCTAAGAGAGTCTCCGTTCGCGAAGCTAACCTGATACTTGTTAAATGTTCGCTGTCCATTGTTCCACGTTCCTTTTGGCTCTACGTGAATAATTTTACTTTGCATAATAATTGTTTTGAGAAATTTCTAATTTTGCTTCTAGTTCTGCTATTTTTTGCTCCATAGCTATTATTCTAGCTTCATAAAGTCTGAGCAAGTCCTCAGTGTATGTCATTGTGAAGTAGTTTAAAATTACCTCTTAATTCCAATTCCTGTTTACAGGCTCTGCGATAAGAAACTAGTAATTCTGGGTTTTGTACAGCATCCCATAACTGTTCGTTGGTGTAGTGTTTAATATTCATATTACTTATTTTTTGATAAATATAAAAAATTTTTTTGATAACAGAAAAAAAAAGGGGTGAAATAATATTTCAACCCCACCCCTTTAAAAACAAGTAATATGTTTCAAACATACGCAAAGATAACTATATTTAAATTATCACAATAACTTTTTTAACTCTTTTTGATAGTATTCTATCATTTCTTCTAGCTCATAATTTGAAAATTTAACAATCTCTCTGCTGAGCTGATACATTTCATCTGATAATTCTTTGCCTAACTTCATAGCAAAAATATATTGCTGTCCTCCCTGCATAACATTGCAAGAGTAACATTGAGGTCTGCAATTATCTTCGTGCCACCTAGTCGAATAATGCTTTCTGCTCATAAAATGCCCATTTTGAATATTTTTAACAGGATATTCTCTATCACAAGTAAAGCACTTTACCATCCCTTTTTTGTTGGCATATTTGTTTCTAATATACTGAGAGAAGATTACATCTAGCTTTCTTACTAGTTTTGATCTTACTGGCTTTTTAGCAGGCTTCTTTTGTTTCATTCTATCTCAGGAATGTCTACGCTTAAAGCTCTGAGTAAAAACCCATCAATAGGAGATATGTCAGCTATCATTCTGTAAATCTTTTTAGAAGCTCTTTTAGTATCTCGCATTTCTGTAACAGTAGTATCTAATCCTCTTTCTGTATACATCTTACTATCAAGCTCTAACAAAGCATCTATTTTTCTTTTTACTGAATATGTTTTATAGCTCATTATTTTAGCAGCTCTTTCTAATACATCTGTAGTTTTCATTTTTTTTGTTTTTTTCTATATAGCTATATATAGCTAAACTAATTATAGCTAGCTAAATATAACTAATATATTATATAACTAACTATATATAACTAAGAAAAAATAGCAAAGCTAAATAAAGCTTTCTAAGAGCTTATCTTCTTATAAAGTATATAGATATACCTAAAATATATAAAAGTCTCTTAAAAGGGCTGTGAGGTACCTTATTTGTGATGTTTGTTACCTAGTATCTTCTCAGCACCTCTCGATCCGAAGTAGCCTATGAAAACAATTTGAAGCAGCTCTTTTACTACTTCTAGTTCTTCTAGTTGCATAGACCATCCTACTACAAAAGCTACAGTAAGAAAAGCTAAAGTAAGAGGTCGCACATTTTGAGCAAGCCAACTGCTACTGCGACTATCAGCCACCCATCTGCGAGTGATTCCATCTATCTCTGTTCTTTCTAATTCTAGTTTTTTTAAAGCTACATCCTTATCCTCTTGAGGCATATCTGAGCCGCCTATGATAGCTTCTATAACCGATCCTACTGGAGTGTCCTCAGCTATTTTGCCTACCACTTGAGGTATCTTTTGAAGCAAGAATTTTCCTACTGCTGTATCTTTAAACTTCTTACTCATTTTTTTATTTCAGCCATTAATATGTCCAAATAGCACTAGACTTGTCAGGATCATTATCTACGTGAATAAAAGTTTTAGCAACTCCTATTCTTGAAAATCCTACCTCTATAAGTGCATTAATTATTTGCCATCTTTGTGAGCCTGAGGTGCAGGCAATATCAGCAGCGTATCCTCTAAGGTGCGAGCTGTTCTCAACTCCTCCGACCTTTGCATTATGTTCCTTAGATCTGTAACCACTTGTAATCTTGAATGGTACTCCTGCTTTATCTCTTGCTGTATCGAGCAACTCCAAAAAAGTAGCATCCATATTAACACCACTATTTTTAAGATCAGGAGAGTCAAATTCTGAGAGCGAAAAGTGTTTAAGATCATACATACTCAACAATTAAGCTAACTAAAATTAAGAATAGCATACCTACTAATCCTATCAAAAAATAATCAAAAGCTGTACCACTTGCAGCTCTTTCTATAAACCAGTATTTAATCTTCTTAGCTATTTTCTTAATCATCTTTTTTCTCTTTGAAGATACTCTATGTCTTTCATAAAAGCTCTCATTTCTAGCTCTAGCTCTTTAACATCTGCCTCTAAAGCTCTTTGTGCTTTCCAAGTGTACTCCTTTTGATTGTAGTTTAGCTTAGATACTTCTTCTTCTAGAATAGCAATTCTGTTACTTAAAGTGTAGTAAGATCCGACAATAGAAGCAAACATAGCTGCTATAGTGATAATCTGAGTTATTGAGATAGAAAAGTCTGCTTTGCCATCTCCATTAATATCAATTCCGCTCATTTAAGTTTGTGGTATATTTGGATTATTGTGTAAATTATAGCAAGTAACAAAGAAGCAGTCTGCAAGTAAGGATTAATAACACTTACACTACTTACAAGCAGAGCTGCTATGTTTAAGGCATATATCTTTATATCATTCATCTTTTACTTCTTCATAAGAGCCATCCTCTAAATTGACTGAGATTTTTCCATACTTCTCCTCAAGCTCTTTCTTAGTTCCCTCTTGCTGTTCTTGTATTGCAGCATAAGCGTGTAACAAAGAGTGCTTTTGAGTTTCTAGGATGCCTAAATCTCTTAGGATCACATTCTTTTTAGTCTCTTGCTCTTTTAATGTTTGTAATTCTTTTTCTTCTAGTTTCATAATTATAAATTTTGAGTTATCCTCAAAGATACTAATTACTTTCTAAAGCCTCTACTCTAGCAGTTAGCTCTTTAATTAAAGTATGAGCTTCTTGCAAAGCTGCTGTAAGTAGTGGTACTAATTTGCTTTGATCGATTCCCTGATAAACAGGAACTTCTCTAGTTCCCATAACAGCTTCACTAACCAAAACTTTTTCTGTGTATTCTTCCTGTGCAGGAGTTACTACATTGCCATCATCATCTAGCACTTCTTTTACAGCAGGATGTACTACATCTTCATAAACAGCAGGAGATACTTCATACTCTTGAGTTTCCATAGCGTCTTTTTCTCCGCTAATAGCTTCAGGTACTACTTCGGCAACCTCGTGAGCAAGGAATCCATCTACTGTTCTGTTAGTATCTGCAATAAAGTTAAAGCGAGAAGGTTTTAGCGCATCTACTCTATCTAAAGCACCCTCCATAGGCACTACGTTTTCTTTTAGTCGGTAGTCAGAAGTAGTGTTGTAAGCAGTTGAAGAGCCACTTGTGCTAATTGTACCTACCACACCATTTGTATTATAAAAAATTACTAAACTATTAGCTGATGTTGTTTGTGTGGATAATAAAAGTGTTCTCCTATCATTAGTATCAACCACAAAAGATGCGCCACCTTGTGTAGAGGAAGCTACACTTGCACCAGTTCCGATATACAAATCCCCCCCATTCGTTATGCGCATTCGCTCGGTGTTGTTCGTTCTTAATTGAACATCATTATTTGAAAACGCTCCAAGAATAACATCAGAAGAACCAAAAGCACCAAGCATTGTAGCTATACCTCCGTCTGTTTGTTCAATCAAAATACCACTTCCTGTAACATTTAATCTTTCCCCTATTCTATTAGAACTGTTATTTATTAAAACATTCCCACTCGAATCTATGCGCATTCGTTCGGTGCCTGCCGTATTAAAAATAATTCTTCCAGCACCATCAGTAACACCTACTCCATCGTGGTGCAAGCCACCTTCAATAATTACATCTCCAGCCCTTATCCCAAGACCAGTATTTACACGTGCTAATCCTGCTGATATTCTTACATTACCTCCTTGTTGGGCTTGTCCAGATGCCCCAGTAGGTTCAGCATTCGCTCCTTTTATTAGTAATTCTCTTGCTGTTGTAGAATATGGGTTTGTTGGAGATTGTTGTATGCCGATAGTAGAAGTTCCAGTAGTAGAGTATGGAAAATTAATATTTCCATTTACAGTTAATTTAGCAGTCGGACTCGTCCCTATTCCTACGTTGCCACTTTCTTTTATAATAAATAAATCACTTGCAGCGTTATTATGCCCAACAACAAAAGCCCTATCCGTTTGATTATTGTCACTATCTATGTCAAATCTTATTGAACCGACAGATTTAATATAAGCACCATTAGAATATCCATCAATAGCTATTTTTCCATCGGATTCTATGCGCATAAGTTCACTACCACCTGTATTACCTGTTCTTCCTGTTCCAAAGACAATAACAGAATTTTCAGGAGTATTGTTTGAATCAACATTAAAGTATAAAGACTCTTGAGAGTAAACATACCCTGAAGAAATACCCTCTGAACCTAATTCTAAAGAACCATTGTTAATTTTAACATTCCCACTCGAGTCTATAACCATTCGGGGGGTGTCAGAAGTGTATAATTTTATATCTTTAGCTTCTAAATTGTTAATTATAAAATCTCCATCTGAATCAATACCCATAACGGTTCCATCGTTTGCGGTAGTTCCAGTTGTTCCGTTTGTAAATTGTTGGTAAACTGGGGTTAAAGTACTTGAATTAGATAAATTAAGCCTATAATTAGGACTCGTAGTGCCTATTCCTACGTTGCTATCTGTGTTTATATAAAAAGGAATAACAGCACCCTGTCTTATTCTAAAAGCATTACTTGCTGCTAAATCAATACTTGCTAAAGAAGCACTATAACCAAAAGTAAACGCACCACTATTGTTTCCAATTTTAGCAATATCAGAAGCAGTTCCGCTATTTACTTCAAGCGTTCTTGTTGGACTACTGGTACCTATTCCTACGTTGCCACCAAAAGGCTGTAAACTTAAAGGTCTTGATGCTCCTGTATTACCAGACTGTATTCCAATAGTGTCAGTTGAGGCATTAGCATAACCAATCGAAATACCATATTCACTTGAATGATTTGCAACTATTTTAGCAGTTGCGTTTGATAAAAAACTTGAATAGTCAGAAGAAGTAGTTATACTTCCGTGTTTAACGTGAATCCCCGCACTCGGATTATCAGTCCCTATTCCTACATTACCACTTGAGTCGATACGCATTCGTTCTGTGCCAGTTAAACTATTGTCGTGATGTGTTATAATAAAACTTGAATCAGCTCCACTTGTGCCTCTTTTTGCACTTATAGCATATCCATAATTATCAGCAGTAGAAGTTGCTAAAGCTATTGCAGTTGTACCAATATTGTCAGTTTGTGCTGAATTTGATAATTTAATAAATGGATTTGAAAATGCACCTGATATTTGTTGCGGTTGTTCTATTTGAACTTTAGAATTAATACTCGTAGTACCTATCCCCACTCGATTGTCAGTACTATCAACGTATAAAGTGTTTGTATCTACTGTAAGGTCGCCTGTGATTGTAGCAGCTCCTACTTCTATTGAGTTAGTAGTAGTGTTGCCTCTTGTTGTAACAGCATCTAAAGTGTCGCTTTCTGCTGTGAGGTAAGTGTTAGAATCTATTGAGCCATCTGCTTTTAAGAACTCTGTAGATGATCCTCCTGTTTTTACAATTGTAGTGGCCTCTAATCCTGCTACCTGAATGTCTGCTAAAGCATATCCTGTGCCTGCCGTATCAACAGTAGTAGTAGGCTCTACCTCTAAGCCTTTAAATAGCTTAAAAGTATCAGTATCTGAAGCATCCTTAAATAACCCTGCAAACTTAGTAGTAACACCTGAATCTAAAGAGTATTTAGCATAGAATCCTGTATCTACTGAGTTAGCATCATTAGCAATAGCCAAAGCAATTAGTGGATCTTCTACTGATAGCGTCTGAGTGTTTACTGTGGTAGTAGTACCATTTACTGTTAGATCATTGCTAACTATCAAGCTGCCTGCTATTGTAACATCATCAGGTAAGCCTACTGTGTAAGATGGTGAACCTCCTAGTGCTTGATTAGCAGTTCCTGTTATTTCTATTTGGTTTGTAGTGCCACTTATTGTAATCTCAGTATCTCCCTCTACTGCTGTGTTAGCTGTTGAGCCATAATCTACTGAAATTGTAGGCTGTGATCCTTCTCCTGTGTTGCTTGCAATAGTAACCCCTGTACCAGTTCCTAAGTTAGCTACATAGTCTCCTGTGGTATCTGTTCCTAGTGCTACTGAGTCAGCCTGAATAGTGGCAGCTATTGTAATATTAGCAGTACCATCAAAGCTAGCTGATCCTACTACGTCTCCTGATAATGCAATATCTCTAGCTGTTTCTAAAGCAGTAGCTGTACCTGCATTGCCTGTGATGTCTCCTGTGATGTTACCTGAAACATTTACATTGATAGTATCAGGAAGTCCTACTGTAAAAGTCTGATCTGTTAAGCTAACCTCCACCTCATTAGCTGTGCCTTGGATAGTCATTGTCTGAGAATCCAAATCTACTGCTGAGGTAGTAGTTCCATCTGTTATATCTAAGTCCTGAGCTGTGATATTAGCATCTACATAAGTCTTAATCGCTTTTGCCGAAGCTAAAGTATCATCTGATGCTGAAACAGTAGTCAAATCTGTATCTAATACTCCTGCTTTTAAGTTATCTACTTCTAAGTTTGAGATAGTATTATTATCAGCATTTATTGTTTTGTTAGTAAGCGTCTGAGTGCCTGTAAGCGTTGCTACTGTGCTATCAATATTAACTGTAAGAGTTTGCCCTGATGCTACCGTATCAATTCCTGTACCTCCTGCAATATCTAGCACCTCAGAATCTAAGTCCACACTTCCTGTTCCTGTATCACCTTGAAAATCTAAGTCCTCTTGAGTAAGAACTGATTTAACATAAGCAGTAGTAGCAACCTTTGTTGAGTCGTCAGAAATAGCTTGAGTAGTAGCAGTAGAACCATCAGGTAAAACAACACCTGCGCTAGGAAAAGCTATAGTAAGGCTTTGACCAGTTGCTGTAGTTTCTATTTGATTAGCAGTACCTCCAATAGTGAAAGTCTGAGAGTCTAAATCTACAGAGCCAGTACCTGAATCTCCTGCAAAGTCTAAATCCTCTTCTGTAATTTTTGCAGCTACATAATCTATAATGGCAGCAGAAGTAGGAATAGAAGTATCATTATCGTTATTTGCAATACCATCAGCCTCATCTACAAACTTTGTTATAGTGATAGCTTCTCCTGTGTCTTTCAAAGAGCCAAACTCAATAGTTCCCTCTGCTTTAAGATCACCAGTTGTGTTTAAGCTGACACCTGAGCCATTACCAACTCCATCTGTAATCTCTTGAAGAGTTGCTGCTAGCTCTCCATTGTCATTTACTTTAAGGAGCGACTGATAAGTGTCCTTAATTGTATTTCCTGTTAGTGTTGCCATTGTTTGTTATTTTATTTAAGTACTGTTTTAGTTTTGTAATATTGGTTTGCTTTGGTTTATATTTCATAGCACCCAGCCATTAAAGTTTGCATCGTGTGAAGGATAGATGTCATCATTTGAGTTAGATGTGTACTCAGGAAACTTGCTCTGATTAAAGCTCATATAATCTATGAATCTTCTTGTGTAGTATTCTGCTATGTCTAATTCCTTTTGCACTAAGTAATCCACCTCCTCTTTTGTAACTGTTTCTGCTGTTTCGCTAACGTGCTTATAGATGCCTCCATTTTTAATTGTATAGGCTGCAAATGGCAAGTAGTCCATCATAGCATAGTGTATCAGCATAGGCTGTACATAATTGTTTACTAGTGTTAGATAGTCTCCTGTTAAGTTACTAGCTAGAATGTCATTGCTAATCTTGTTGTATAAATCTGATCCTAGATAGTTTCTGACGTGAATCTCTTGAGCAATTTTGATAAACTGAATAAACTTATCAGTATCTACGTTGCCATCTAAGACACTATTTCTTACTAGATCCGTTCTTGTTATAAAAAGTGCTGTAGCCATTATCCTCTAGGTTTTAAAAATCCTCTATTTTTCATATCTTTTGGTCTCTTAGCTACTTTAGGATCATTTACCTCAGGAGTAAAGCCTTCCTTCTTTGCTTTATTGACGCTTATCTCTGCATTAGGATTAGTAGCATCAGGATTAACACCCTTAGCCATATAGGTTTTTCTCATCCAAAAGTGATGACAGTCTCCTCCTCCTTTATATAGCCAAATATCATAAGTACTAGCTCCATTTGGACCCCATCCTGCATTAACTGCTCTTTGACCCATAGCTTGAATATCCTCTTTTCTATAAATCTTTTTAGCAGCTACCATCTTTTGACAAAACTCTCTTGAGTTATCTGAGGTTCTTAGTGGTGCATATTGGTATCTTACTTTGAATCTTAGGTTATCCTCTTCTCCATCTTGCTCGCTCTTTGCATTTGGTCTAGCAGTTCCTGTAGAGGCTAGTCCTATCATTTTATCTAAAGCCTCCTCTTGATCGTAATCTACCGCTCTCTCATCAACAAGCACCCAGTTATCTAAATCCTCATCTTCTCCAAACTCTTGCAATAGGTCTGCAAGCTCCTCAGTAGCCTCAGGATTTTGCTTGCTCATTTTTACTCCTGTCTCTTCTTCTCTTGTTTCATCATCTACCACATTTTCTAAGTCTGTAAATTCTAGTGGCTGTAGAGTTTTAAAGTATAGATTAAGAGAAATGCTGTTATAAGCTAGTATCTGATCAAAAGCATCTATCAATAAAGTTTGAAAAGGTCTAATAACTGTGTTATCCATCAAAATAGAGGCTGTTTTAAGCTCGTCTGCGTTATTTCCTAGCCCTGTGTTATCCTTGATACCTAAAAGCATAGGAGAAACGATTCTATGGCTTACTAGTATCTTTCTAGCACTCTCATCTGATAAGAACTGATACTGATTGTGAGCATCTGATAGTTGAACTGGCTCAATATTAGCCTGTGCATCTGCATTGTCATTGAAGCTAAGAATAAACTTCCCTGCATTTGAGCTGCCTGAGAACTTCTCATATATTCTATTCTCAATCAATCTTCTTTGCTCTTCATTAGGTACTCCATTATTGAAGTTGATAAGCATAGATGGTGCTAAGCCATTTAGGATATTATTTAAATGATAGTTAGAAATTTCCTCCTCTAGCTCGCTATACTGCAATCCTCCTTGATAATCTACAGGTGAATAGTAATAAAATCCTGCTCTGTAAGGCTTAACTACATAAATCTCTATTGACTCTCTGCTATATCCAAAGCAAGGTATTCTTTTAGGCTCATCTGTGGGTTTGATATTTGCCCAGTCCTTAAAATAGTAGTAAGCCTCTATATCTCCTTCTTCATTGCATTTCTCAGCTCTTAGTGTTTCAATAGGAAAATGCTCTACCTGAGCTACTTTTGTTCTGTCCTTAGAGTAGATAATCTGCATTGCACAGCTACCCATTAGTTTTAAGTCAAAAACTAGCTTTCTTACACAGTCTTTTTTAAGCAAAGTAATCATCTGTGCATATTGGTCAGGCTTTCTGTTAGAGTCAGTAGCATCTAAGCCTTTTCCGTAAATCATCTCTGACAAGCCATTAATAGCGGCATTGTTAGTAGGCGATCCATTGTATCTATCAATCAAAAACTGATAGTAATTGTTATCCTCTCCATAGGACACCCATTCTTTGCCTCTTACTTCCTTGATTTTAGGAGAAGTGTAGGTACTTAGATTAACTAGATGCACCTCTGATTGAGACTTAGGCTTTAAAGCAGGTCTTTGATTCTTTAGCTTTCTCATATTATTATGTACTCATTATCGTATGTCTTTTCTGTAACATACTCATTTTTATTTACTGTGTAGTACTCATCCTCTGTCTGATCTAAAGGCTGATCCGTGCAGAATATCTTATCCTTATACAAACTAAGAGCTGCACCCTGAGAATCCTCCCACTTGTCATAGTTCATATTCCATAGCAAAGTGTTTTGCTCCCACAAGTTAGGATCTACAACAAAATCAAAATCATAGAATCTTCCCTCTATTAGCTCAAAACTTGCTGTATATACTAGCTCATCACCATCCTGTATTAATTCTACCGCTTGATTAGTAGTTACATTGGTACTATCATCTCTTATATATAGCGTAGCACTAGTAACATAATCTCTAGGAACAAATCTTAGACTCTGTGCTGCCGTACTAGTAGTAAGTATCTTCATACATATATAACGCTAAAAAGCAATTATTTTGCATAGGTGCAAAAAAAAAGGCTAACATTAAGCTAGCCTCCTTCTCTCTAAAAAACAATATTAAGCATCAGGATCAATCTGAGTAGCTGAGGCATCATCTGTAATTACTGTAGAAGTAACAAAGTATGCAGGAGCTGTCTCCATAGCTTCAAAAGTCAAAGTAAATCCTGAAAGGTCAGCCATTGCTGCACCTGAAACAATAGTACCACCAGTTACCTCTGCTCCGTGTTCAAGTCCTACTAGGAAAAAGTTTCCATTGTAATCCTCGATAGCAACGTGAGGTCTAGCAGCAGCTAGTAGTTTAATCTCCTCTTGAGTAGCCTTATCTAAGTAAGTGAGTGTCAAGTTAAGAGTTTGCGTGTAAAAAGTAGTACCATTTTCTCTTGATGAGTTTACAGTAGTCTCTAAGCTAGAGTTTCCTTTAATATCATACTGATACCACGAAGGAGTGCCTGATAGAGCTGTAATCTCACCTGCTGAAATGGTAGCTGTACCTAAAGTGCCATAGTCCGCAAAGTAAACTGTTTTAAGTCCACCTACAGCACTCTTACAAGGTAGTGATCTTCCTGTTGTTAATGCACAAGCCATATTTTAAGTATTAAAAAAGGGCAGGCAGGAACTGTCCTTACCCACCCTTTATATTAGACAATTATTATTTATTAAGCTAAAGTAAGCAAAGCAATATCAGAACCAATTCCGTACTGTACACCAGCAGTAAATCGCATTACTACACGAACATTCTGAGAACCATCTAGATCAGCCATATCTAACAATTTAACTTCTTGATGATCTGATAAAAGACCAGTACCGAAGTAGAAGTTAGATTTTTGTCCTGCTACGATGTGGTTAGTAGGCATACCCGGAGCAAGAACACACTTAATACCATCGAAAGAAAGTGCATTGCCCATATTATACCATTGAGAACCTCTGTTTTCGTAACCCGCAGCACCAACTCCGTTAGCAGCATATCCACCTAATTGACGGATGTAAGACTGCCAAGCAATAGTAGGCATATAGATAGTCAAATCCTCTTTACCATAAACAGCAGAAGGAAGAGAATCTACTACATTCTCTAACAAAGTGATGATGTTAGTAGAAGAGAAAGCAGTTTCTCCACCATTAGCAGCATCGTTTACATCAGCATCAGCAGCAGCTAGTACAGTAATACCATCAAACTCTCCTGCGTTACCTGTAACACCACCCCAGATGTTTTGCTCGTTTTTCTCAGCTACTAGACCTGCAACGTGAGCAATTAAAAAATCACTAAAAGCAGGAGGTAGGTTGTCAAATGCAGAATATCCCATCTGAACAGCTTCCCAGTCGCTGTGAAAATCTTTACGGCAGAGCTCAAGGTTCACTTGGAACTCCTCAGGCTGAAGAATACGCTCAGTCAAAGTAATTGTAGCTGTGTCTGTAAAGTCGCAAGTAGCATCTTTGATTACGTTAGAATCGGTTGCTAATTTTTTGATAACCTCTTTGTATTTTACATTAGGTTTGATTTCGATGTTTCCTTGCTCCAAAGTTGGAGAAGAAAGTAGTGCAGCAGAAATATACTTGCCTGCAAATTCCCCTGCATAAGTACTTGTAATACTAGTTGTAGTCGCCATTTTTAATTTTTATTTTAGGTTTGCAATTTTTTGAAATACTCGATCTCTTGTGCTAGATGCTCTCTTTTGGCTAAATAACACTTGAGGTTTTTTGTTCTCTGATTCAGGATTATGCTTCAATGGAGCAGCAGCAGGTTTAGATAACTCTTCTTTAAGTTGAGCCTCTTCTTCTACAGTAGCCATTTCTTCTTTTTCCTTAATCATAGCTTTGATCTCTTCTACCATAGTTCTGATCTCAGCTAATTCTTCTTTAGTAGCATAGTCAGCAGCAGCTTCTACCTCTTCTTCTTCTACTTCGGCTTCAGCTTCTTTGATTTCTGCTATCATTCCTTCCTCTGATACTACTAAGATCATACCATCTTCCATTTGGTACTCTCCTACTGGTACAGGTATTTTTTCATCTTCTGTTATGATGAAGACTTCATTGCCTGCCTCGAAAGCCTCAGCTTCAAGGACTGTTCCGTTTTCTAGTTTTGCTTGAGCTAGATTTACCTCAGAGCTAGCCTCTACTTGCTCAGTAGTAACTTCTTGCTCTTTAATTTCCTCAGAAAGCTCAATGCCTAGAAGGTTTTTAATCTCTTTTAGCATTTCTGTTGGATTTTTCATATTTATATAACGATTATTAATTAGTATTTTGCATTTTTAGTTATTTCCGTA